ATGGCAGTAGTGAAGAGACGCCCTCCGGTAATGGTGGGCCCCGCGATGGAAACGGCGAATATAGAGCAGGTGCGTGCCTTGATGGATCGCGCCGGGCTAGCTCGTGTGCCTGTTGATGTTTCCGGCGTCGCATCGCTGCTTGGCCTGCAGATCAACTACGAACAGATGACGGATGAGATGTCCGGCTACTTGGAGAACCGAAATGGTCGTTGGGTTATCGGCGTAAACGCGCTCCATGCGGGCGTCCGGCAACGCTTCACCATTGCTCATGAAATAGCGCACTTTGTGCTTCATCGTTCGCGGCAAGGAACATTTCGCGACGTGATATTCATGCGAAGGTCTTCCAACGCCAACGGTATGGAGAGAGAAGCCGACGCATTCGCGGCGCAGCTCTTGATGCCGGAAGGACAGTTGGTGCTGGATATTCGTTCGGGTATTGTCAATGTCATGGCGCTCGCTGCAAGGTACAACGTATCGGCGCTAGCGATGAAGTATCGTCTACAGAACCTAGGCTATGCGGTGAGCTGAGATGGAAAGGTTACAGGGACGTGTGTACGTGCCGGCGCTTCGCACTCGCGATTCAGAGATGAAGGGGTTTGAGAACCTCACATCAGACGTGAGGCAGAGGCTCTTGCCCGTTTTTGAGCTGACTAGGTCCCGAAGGTCCAAAACCAACCCTGACGGTTCCGTCATCAAGACGGTAGAGCGGTTGGTCGCGCTTATGGGTGAGAACCCCTTCATCGTGGACGTTACTTCCTTAGAGTCTCAGGGAAACGCCGAGACGGCAGACTTACTAGACCCCACGGATTCTTTCCGGAGCTGGTGCAACTTTCTGTTGACGCACCTGCCGGAAAGCTGCATTCCGGTAGTGCACTTGAGTGACCCATTTGACGCATTGGAATTCAGCACCCAACGCGCGCGGCTCGAATCAAAGTTCCGGGGCATTGCGCTTAGGGTGCCCACAGAATACGACGACGCCCACCTGCTCGCTGATGAACTACGTGCTCAGGGTAAAACAGGCTGCATTGTACTTCTGGTTGATGGCGGCTTCGTTGCGCAGGGCTCGTCCGCATGGGCTTCGCAGCGGTGCATGAAGGTCGCTTCTCTGTTTGCTGGGCTGGTCGACTTGGTCGCTCCGCTGACGAGCAGCTTCCCGAGCAGCGTTACCGAGTCCGCCTTTGGTGGCGGAGATGCGTATGGGGACTTTGCCTTGGAAGAAGTCACCGTTTCTGAAGTGCTCAAGCGATTTGGCATTGGGACGACTCGGATAGTGCACGGCGATTACGGACTCGTGCACCCCAACGATTTTGCAGGAACGGTTACGAATTGGGTCCCGCGCGTCGATGTTCCACTCCAAACGACAGGTTTCTACTACCGTTACAGGAGGCCCGCAGGAGGCTACATTCTCGCGGCGGGCTTGGCTATTCGCGATGTGAAATACCAGGCGCTCCCCTGCTGGGCGCATGACATGGTGGTGAAAGCAGCAGCAGGCGATCCAGAGGGGCGGAGTCCGTCATTCTGGATCTCTGTTCGGGTCAATTTTCATTTGTCGAAACAGGTTTTTCGACTGAACTCTCAGCTTACTTGACAGAGCTAGCAGCTGCAGGTCATCCAGATCAACCGACGCACCCTTTTCCTGCAAAAAGGCAGCGAAACGCTCTTGGCAGCGGTTTGCTACAGAGCGCAAGGCCAAGGCCGTCAGATCGGCTTCGGCATGCGAGCGTGCAGCGACTAGACGAGCCTCCTCGATCCCTTGGTTGCGGACAGTCGCCGATCCGACAAGGGAGGACAGGTCGCTAGTGTCTAGCCAGCGGACGGCGTGCTCGGCCTTAAGCCGGCGGCGGGCACGCGGCAGTCTGATCCAAGACGCTTCAAGAGGACCCAATAGGATGATTCCGACGCCGCGCGGGATCAACTCGCGCGCTGCAGCTAGGTGCTGTTCCGGAACCGCAAGACTCACGTCGAGGAACATCTTCTGGTAATCCACGAGCTGTTCAGAGAGTCTTCGAAAGTTATCCCTAGGGCCCTTAATCTCGATCGCCGATAGCCGCGTAGGGCCTACGGCCATTACATCGGCCTTACGTCGGACGTCGAGGAATGGCATCTCGACCGCGAGCGCTTCCTCGGGCGCCAGCGCCGGAAGCAGCCACTCGATCAGCTTGATTGCCTCGTCGCGCGCATACGTCATTGCAGAATTATCGACCATTGACCGGCAGCTCGCCATCACCGGATGCCGCATCGTTGGTTGTCCCACCATTCCGCAACGTCCCGCACATCAAGGATCCCGTTGACCGGCCGCGGCGCGTCTCCCCTGGCGATCCAGTTTTGCAGGGTCTTCATGGTCAGCTTCGGCATGAACTCCTCTCGGAACTTTTCGATCGACATCGTTGGCCCGTACTGGCCATAGAGAAGCCAGAACGTTGAATGCTCAGCGGCGGGCATCGGCTACCTCCGATCTTTCTTGGAGCGTTTCTTCCATGCGCGCCGTGTTGAGCCCGGAACGGAACGCCGCCGCTACCTGCGAGGGCGTGTACGCCGTCTCCAGCGCCTCGGCCGCGCGGTCCAGAAGCTCGGCTGAAAGCTTGTTGGTGAGGGTATAACCGATGCCTTCGGTGCGCAGGGTCTTTGCGGCGGACCTCAGCTCAGTGATCAAACTGTCGTTGATGGAATGGCTCACAGGCGGTCCTTTAGGACATTGAGGATGCGTGCACGATCTCGCTGTGGCAGCGTTTCCCACAGTTCATCGGTCGCATCAGCAGTGGAAGTGATTGCAACATCCATCCAGTCACCCATTACGGGTCCGGATTCGAGCTCATACCGGCTAAATGGAGTGGTGTCGAAAATCACTCGCGGATGCCGGCCGCTGTTGCGTCGAGTGCCTGGCCGATAGACGTGGCGCACACGGACGGCCCGTGCCTGATTGCCAGACCTCTGCCAGAACAGGAAGCGGACACTGGCCGGTACGACGGCGTTGCCTGGGCCGGCCGGAAGCGCGCGCACCTCAAGCACATCCTGTGGGTCGCACAGTTCCACCTGCCCGCTTTCTCCAATAGCCCTTACCTTCCCGGTCAAGACGCTCATCGGCTACCCCCAGCGAAGTGGGCCTGCAGGCTCTGCATCATCCGGAGAGCTCGCACACGTGCTGCTTGGAGCGTATCGGGACGGCCGGCTTCAATTTGGTGTTGAAAGCCCCACTGCGCCATTTCTTCGAGCTTCTGTCCGCTCTCTCCTTGCGGCCACCCGGCGGGGAAGTCAGCGCGCCTGCGGCGGTACTCACTCAGGTCTATCACCTCGGATGCAGGGTGCAGCGGCAGCTGGTTGCGTGCTTGCTTGGCCACCGGTAGATGACTCATGAGCGCGGCCATCAGCGTTCACCTCGCGACTGCCGAGTTGCAATCTGGCATTCGTTTTCACGGATACCGTTGAGCACATCCTTAGCCTGCAGCAGCAGCTCCTGCATGCCCATATAAAGCGAATCCGCCTCGTCGTACTTCAGTACCGGATAGACGATCGTCTCTTCGTCTTCGTCGTGCGCGTTAGCCAAGTCCATTTTGGCCATCGCGTCGCGATGAAGAAGGTTGTGCATGACCTGTACAGCCGAAATGCATCGATCAGCGCTCAGCAGGCGGTTGGACATTGCATCGTTGAGCGGGTTCTCCCGCCAGCCTTCGGTGATGTAGTGCTCGACAATCGCAAGCTGAACAGGCTTTGGATTGCTCAATTCTTCATCAATAGCTTCAGCGACTGCGCGGGCGTCCAGCTTGGGGGTTACAATTTTCTGCGCCATGGTGGATTCCTTGAACTTGTAGGTGATGGGGCTACTTGGCAGACGGCTCGGGCGTTGACGCGCTCGGGCCGTCACTGTTTTGGTGCTGAGATTTCCAGATTGCGCGGCGCGCCGACGACGATGCGGACGTGTCCGTCTCGCGCCTTGAGAACGACTACCTCGATACTTCCACCGATCCGGATCAGGCCTCCTTCCTTCTGGTTGATGACCTTCGATCCAGCGTCCTTCTGCGCCTTTTCGTGGGGGGTAGGGCTTTCCTTACACATAAATCAGGTTTCCTTGGTTTGGGTTTGTGAATTACGCTGCGATGCTGCGAGGGCCATGCCTGCGCGGTTGTGCGGCCGAAAACTTGGGCTTCAGCCCAGAGGCCGTTCCCCATACTTCAGAATTACTAAGTGGCGAAGAAGCCTGTAATGGAGCTAACACTCAAGCTTGCCGCGCTCGTTCTCGGGCCTCTCTTCACTCTTCTTCTGGGCTTAGTCGTGTCGCGCCCACGCGTCTGCATTCGCGTTGCTTTGTTCATCGCCTGCGCCGCACTCGGCTGCCTGTTTTCCACGCTCCTGACCGCCTACGGCACCTTCTTGGCGAAGAAGGCAATACTCGCGCAAGACCTGGGCGATACGAACCTCATGGAGCAGGTAGCAAGGGCCACTGATAAGCCGTTTGAGAACATGCTGGTCACCGCAGTTGTGGGCGGTCTTGCGCTCGCTCTTTGCCTCGCTGCAGTGGCTGTAAGCCGAATGGTTCTGGAGGACAAAGCCCGTGACGAGGCCTCCGGCAAATCCGCCGGTAAGGGCGAAGAGCGATAGGGCGAGCCGGGACCGCCAGCCTGCGTCATCCCGTTTTTGAGCGCGCGTCATGCTCCTGTCCTAGTCACTCTGATTACGTGGGCCAGCTCGCCATAGCGGGTCGCCCAGCGGGCGATCGCGTTCCGGGCTGCTTCTTCGGGGCTGGCGCCAGGTGTGAGGAAAATCTCGTCCCCGCTGCTGAGGGTGACGGTATAGGTGTGCTCGACGTCGTTCCGAGACTCTTCACCGGTGGTCGGAGCGGTGTTGGTGCGCAGGTTCACTCTTGTGTCTCCCATCCGCCGGCGGTGTGCCGCGATGGGCTGACTATAAACGTGACGTTTGCGTAAGTGCAAGCGAAACGTTTACCTTTTTTGTGAATGGGGCGTTTGCCGGCGTTTGTGGGCGGTTAGACAAAAAAAACCCCGCCGTGGCGGGGTAGTTGGGTGCTCTAAGCGCGCTGATTCAGTTGAACCGTTCGATGCGGTTGCGCAGGTAGACCTTTCCCCCGATCACAGTGCCCTCCGGCACCGGGAACGGATCGCCATAGCTCTTGTTTTCGCTGGCCACGTAGACCAGCCCGCGATCCAGCAGTCGCTTGATCTGCTGGCCGTTGCCCATGTTGATCAGGTACAGACCATCGCCATCGAAGAAAGTGACGGCGGTGTCCACCACCACTGTGTCGCCTGGCTGGATAACCGGCTGCATGGAGTCGCCGGACCCTGTGATCAGCCGCAGGCGGCCGGGCGCCGGCACAAACCCGATGATGCTGCGAATGTATCCAGGCTCGAAATCGATAGCCCGGATCACCTCCGGATAGTCCGTGTTCTCTACTGCGCCTCCCATGCCTGCCTCCGCGTCCAGTTGCTGGACACGAACATAGTCATCGGCCGTCGCATTGGCCGCGACACCGGCGCTTTTTCCCATCTGCGCAAGGATCAGGTCCGACGCATCCGCCGACACCTGGCCGCGCTTCCGCCATCCGTTGAAGGTTTGGGGGCTGACGTTGAGGGTTCGCGCGGCCTCAGAAGGGCGCATGCCCCGCTGGTTCATCCACGCTTCGAGTTCTTCAAAAGGTATTCTGGCCATAAACGCATTGTTTGCGAAAAGCGCATCCTAGTCCACAAACGTGACGTTTGCAAAATGTAATCCAAAGGTTTAAGGTTCCAGCATGAACGCCATCAACTCTGCAATAGATGCTGTCGGCAGCACAGCGGAGCTGGCTCGCCGGCTCGGTGTGATACGGAAACCTGCATCCACGGCTCGCCATTCGGCGGGCCGTTTTGCGTATTGCCTTTGGAACGTTAGGGCATCCTGCAGGAAATGGTAATTTTGAACTCCGCGCCTTAGAAGGAGTTTGAAGATGTTCGAGTACAAGGACCTGCTGTTCAATCCCAGGTACGTGGTCTCAATCGGAAAGATTGAAAGTTCTCCCTTGGGATTTAATCGATTCACTGTTGTCTTCACGACCAGTGTTGTTGAGACCTTTTCCTACGAAAAGCTGCAGGACGCGACTCAAAAACGCGACTATCTTCGCAATCTGGTCAATAGTGTGAACGGTCGGCACTAGTTCCAATCAGTGCTTCCAATTGAGCCCCGTCTGAAGAGATGGGGCTTTTTTTCGTCAGTCCAAAACCCGAAAACAAGCAGTCGCTTGGCGGCTCCTCAAGGATCACCATGGCACAGATCACCCCCCAACAAGCTGGCGGCGTGAACGTCGTGGCGTTCCTGGACATGCTCGCGTGGAGCGAAGGGACCGACAACGGCAGACAGGCGACCAAGGATCGCGGGTACGACGTGATCGTGGGCGGCAAGCTGTTCACGGGATATGCCGACCATCCGCGCGTGCTGGTGGCGCTGCCCAAGCTGGGTATCTCTTCAACCGCGGCGGGCCGCTACCAGTTGCTGCGGCGCTACTACGATGCCTACAGCAAGACCCTGCGCCTGCATGACTTCAGCCCCCTGAGCCAGGACCTGATCGCGCTGCAGCAGATCCGCGAGCGCCGCGCGCTGCCACTGATTCAGGCTGGCAAGATCGCCGAGGCAATCGCGGCGACGCGGAACATCTGGGCTAGCCTGCCCGGCGCGGGCTACGGCCAGCACGAACAGGGACTGGACGCGCTGCTGGCGGTGTACCGCGCCCGTGGCGGGAAGGTGGAGGCATGACGATGGAAGCCCAGCCGACCAATGACGGCCGCAGCCGCCTGTCCTTGGGTCCGGTCGAAAAGTGGATCGTTGGTGCGTTCGCCAGTGGCGTCGTGATCGGCGTCGTCTGGCTGGTCGGCTCGGTGCAGACGATGCTGACGCAGCAGCAGGTCACGAACCAGCAGGTGATGACGGTCCAGCAGCAGGTGCAGGCCATCAGCGTCCAGCTCGCCGACGTGCCAGCCCTGAAGCTGGAGCTGGCTAAGCAGTCCATCAAGATCGAGCAACACGATCAGGAGCTGAGAGAGCTTCGACAGCTGAGGGGGTTGAAGTGAAGAACATCAAGCTGACGCAGGATCGGCATCACTTCCTGCGGTTCTGGTCTGTCCGCCTATCCATTGTGGCCGGCGTCATCAGCGCCACCGCACTCGGCATCATCGGCGCCTATGTGCTGCTGCCGTCCGACTGGCTCCCTGAGGTGCATGCCGGGTTCAAGCAGACCGTGGCCTATGCCGCACTGGCGTCGGCTGGCGTGACCTCCTTCCTGGCTGCAGCGTCGCGGGTCATCGTGCAGCCCAAGCTGAGCGGCAGCGATGCAGATTCCTGATCCCCTGCGGCCCTATGTGGGCCTGCTGCAGGCGGGCCTGTGGTGCGTTCTGGCATGTGGCCTGTTTGTGACGGGCTGTAACCACGGCAAGGACAGCCAGCAGGCCGAGAGCCAGAAAGCGGTCAGCACGGCCGAGACGCAGCGTGATGCCGCCCAAACTGATGCAGCCGAGAACCTACGCGCGGCCAATGCCTGCGGCCAGCTGCTGGAAGACGTGAACCGGCAGACCCAGTCGGCTATCGATGCCGCTGCCAGCCAGAGAGCGGCAGCGGATGAGGCAGCCCGTCGAGCAGTGGCGGCAGCGGCAGAGAGCCAGCGCCGCGCCACCGCAGCCGAACGCGCGCTGCAGGAATCCAAGACCCAGTGGCTTCGCCGATAGCCGAGCGATCTGCAGCATCCGGCCAAGCCGCGGAGATGGCGGAACTCGCGCGTGCACGTGCGAAAGAGGCTGCCGAGCAAGTCAATCAAGCCCGCGAATCAGTACGACTCACGACGGCATGGAGGGCGCAAGCTGCCGCGGCTCAAGACACGGCTCAAGGCCAGTTGGCTGTCGCAGCCGGTGCGCGTGAGGCGGCTCAGCGCACCCTGGAGCACCAGCAGGGCGCCGCGACCCTTTCGGCTAACCTCAAGGCACAGCGTGAGGCGCAAGCGGCATCCGTCGTGGCGCAGCGCAACTTGTCTAGGGCACAGGCCGACTACAACGCTGCAGTGGCGTCCGGGAGTCGTGCGGATGCTGCGGCCACTGCGGCAAAGGGCCGGCTGATCCTTGCACAGGAGGCAGCGGCCGTGGCTACTGACAAGCTGTCGGCGGCTCGTGTGAAAGAGTCCGCCTCGGGTGCAGCGGCGGGTGTTGGCGGCGTGCTCGCCAGTGGGCTCCGGAGCGCTGGCAGTGGTTTTCTGGCGCTTGCCGGGGGCCCTTGGGGGGCAGCCGCCATCGCCGTTGGCGCCTTGGGCATGGCCTATGTGGACGCCAAGCGAAAGTCCGAGGATGCGCGCAAAGAGTTTGATGAGCAGGCTAAGTCGCTCGGTGTTCTGACCTTCGCGATCAAGGATGCGACGGAGCAGTACAAGGCACTGAACGGATCAGTCTCGCTTAAAGACCTGGCCGCAACGTGGAACGAATCGGGAGTTGCGGTCCGAAAGGCGGATGCCGACATTGCCGCCCTCGTCGCGCGCGTTGCGGACTATGAGGCCAAGGTGGCCGCTGCGAGAGCCAAGCTTGAAGTCGGGGCAGGAGGGGGCGGTGACTTCAGCTTCTTCAGCGCTCAGTTGCAACAGGCTAGGGGCGATCTCGAGAAGCTAACAAGCGAGGCGGCGCCGGCTCGCCGCGCCTTCCTGGACATGCAAGACACACTAAAGCGGTCAATTGATCCAAAGCTGTTTGAGGCTCTCCGCGCTGCTGCGCTCAAGGCGGACGATGTCCAGTTCACCAAGCTGCTGGCGCAGCTAAGTGACGTGGAGCGCCAAGGGGTAAGCACGGCAGATGCAATACGCAAGATCAGCCTCGCCGGAACCGATGAGGTCTGGAAACGGCAGGTGGATCGCCTCAAGCGTGAGCAGGGCGAATACATGTCCTGGCTTGCCACCGAAGGCAAGAAGTACATGGATGCCACTGGAAAGGCATCGTTCAATGAGGCCTGGCAGGTACTGAGTCCTGAACAGAAAGCCGATTTCCAAGCGCGCGCCAAGTTCGTGCGCGAGGATGTGGCGGCCGAAAAGGCTTGGAACGAACAGCAGAAGGCAAACAAGGCGGCATCCCGGGAGGGCCTTTCGGAAGGTAAGGCGCAGGAGAGCCAGTTTCAGGCAACTATTGACCGCGTTCAGCGCCAGATCGCCTTGGACAAAGAGCAGATGGGCCTCACTGATGACATGACCGCGGCGCAAAGGCTGCAGGTCGTTGTCACCAATGAGATGGCATCTGCAAAGAGCAAGCTCAGCGAAGCAGAGCAAGTTCGGGTGCGCGGCCTGTTAGAGGAGGCCGTAGCGCAAGGTAAGGCGCTGGCCGCGCAGGAAGCGGCCAAAAAGGCTGCCCAGGACATGTTGCGGCTGCAGCAGGAGCTGCGCGAAGCAGCCCGCACGCAGCAGCAGGGGAATGATGTCGATCTGTTCTCCATCAGCCGCGGTAGTGACGCGGTGGAGCAGATGCAGCGCCAGGTTCGGCTGCGCGAGGAGTACGACCGTCGAATCTCAGCCCTTAACGACCGCAATGCGTCTGCCAACAACGGGGCCGGATACTCCAAAGAGCAATACGACGGGCAGCTTGTGCAGCTGGACACGTTCCACAGCGCAGCGTTGGAGCGAGAAGCACAGTACCAAGCCGAGCGCAGGGCCTATATGGCCGACTGGAGCAATGGAGCGGCGCGGGCGTTTGAGGACTATGCGGCGCAGGCAGCGAACGTCGCGGAGCTGACCAACACGCTTTTCACTAACGCATTTACCGGTCTGGAAGATGCCATCGTCGGGTTCGTCCAGTCGGGCAAGCTCTCGTTCTCAGACTTGGCTGACTCGATCATCGCCGATCTAGCGCGGATCGCGGCCAAGCAGATGATCACCGGCCTGATCGGCGCGATGGGCCAGTCGTTCGGTCCGAAGATCACGGGCTTCGCTACTGGCGGTTACACCGGGCCTGGGGGCAGGCTCGAGCCGGCGGGCATCGTACACAAGGGCGAGGGCGTCCTCAGCCAAGATGACATGTCAGCGCTTGGGGGCCCTTCCGCCTTCCATGCGCTGCGTAGTTCTCTGAGGCGCGGCTACGCAGCGGGGGGGATCGGTGGCCAGTCAAGCGGCTGGGCTCCCATGGCGCTGGGTGGCTCTGTAGCACCCCAGATCAATGTGACAGTCCACGGCGCGCCTTCAGGAGCGACCGCGTCTGCTCGTCGGAACGACAGCGGCGGATTTGACCTTGGAGTATTCATGCAGCAAGCAATCGGCGCCGCCGCTGCAGACGTGGCCAACGGCGGGCAAATTCTGTCGGCGATTAAGGGCCGGCTTGATGTACAGGAGCGTGTGGGATGACCGAGTGGCCCAGCTACGCCGAGATCCGGTTTGCGGACTACGGTGAAGAGTTTGACCCTTCCGTGCAACGGACCGAAATGGAGCGTGGTGTGCCGAAACAGAGGCTGTTAAACAGCCAGGTCATGCAGACGCTTCACGTATCAGTTCAGTTTCGCTCGGCGGCATTGGTGGAGGCGTTTGAGGACTGGTATTTCAACGAAGTGAAGCGAATTGGTTGGTTCACAATGGAGCACCCGCGCCGCGTCGGGGTGACCATCACAGCTCGTTTCCTGGCCGGCAGCATTGGACGTCTTACGCCGCTCAATACGCGTTTCCGCTTCGCTAAGCGCGATCTGGTCTTGGAATATCTGCGATAGAACCCCTCTAGATACGCCGGTAGCGGCGCACTCGAGGCTGGACGGTCCGCTACACCTGCGATCCACCTACAGCCCCGCCATGAACGGGGCTTTTTTATGGGCGAAACATGAGTACCTTCCTTGAACGCATCCAGCGCACCGATGACGATGCCCCGATGCTCATGCTGCTGGAAGTTTCGGCGCCTTCCTTCCCGGAAGTCCTCCGAATCGTCAACGACACTCAGAATTGCACCAGCAACGGAGTTGAGTACATCGCGTCCCAATTCGGTTTCAAGCTCCCGGACGACGTGAGCGGACAAGCGCCACGCGCACAGCTCGTTCTGAGCAACGTTGGGCGAGCGATCACGGAGGACTTGGAGCGGCTAGCCCCGGGGGAGATTGTGACCGCGCGCGTTCTGATCATTAGCCGTGCTGACCCCGACTTCATTGAGCAAGACCACTTGCTGCCGATGATGTCGGTTTCGGTAAATACACAGACCGCCGCAGCGGCATGTGGTGTCGACTTCCTGACACGGCAGCAAGCAGTCCGGCTTCGATTCAGTCCGCATGTCTCGCCGGGGATCTTCTAATGGGGTCAAGCGGCATAACGGCTTCTGAGGCTCGCGCGATCAGTACGCTTGCGCGCCAACACGCGGAGGAACGAGCCGCGATCCAAGAGCGTCATTTTCTCGAGATGAGAGAGAGCTGCCCCATCGTCTTGCGCGCGGTCGATGAGCTGTTAGCGAGGAATGGGTATGCCGACCCTGGCTGATATTGAGCGGTTCACTGCGATTCCCTACGACCCCGATAGATTCGACTGTGCGGACCTGGTCGCGAGGATCCAACGCGAACTTTTCGGCCGGAATGTCCAGATGCCGAGCCGCCGCCCACGTGGTCCACGCGGGGCGATTGAGCTGGGGGCGCTCTCGCGGCCGTACGCGCGGCTACGCGATGGCCCGCCACAGGACGGCGATCTGGTCCTGATGTTCGATCACGGACAACGAAGCCCCGGCCATGCCGGGGTTTTCTTTTATCTAGCCCATGAGGGCTGGGTTCTGCATAGCAACGAGCGCAACGGCTGCAGCGTCCTGCACCGACTACGCGACCTGCAGGGCTTTGGCCTGCGCATCGAAGGAATTTACGAATGGGTCTGATGGATAGCCCGGCCACCAGCGGCCGCCTGATTGTGACGCCGCACCCGGTGCTGGTCGATGGCCAGCGCAATCAGCCCGCGGACCTGCACCCCGGCGAGCCTCTGTGCGCCTTCCTGCATCGCCATATCATCGACCTCGATCGCCAGGACTGGGTGGTCTTGATCGGTGGCCGCGCCGTCCCGCGTGAGATGTGGCCCTTTGTCTATCCCAAGCACGGGCAGGTAATTGAGGCGCGCGGCGCGGTCGGCCGCTCCGCAGTTGCCCTGGTCGCCATGGTGGCGCTTACCTACTTCACGATGGGCGCGGGCGCAGGCTGGATCGCCGGGACCTTTGGTGTAGCGGCTGGTGGTGCTGCAGCAGCGGCTATCGGCGCCGGGCTATTCATGGCCGGCAGCGTTTTGATCAACAAGGTTCTGCAGCCCAAGCAAGCCAGGGCGGGATCAGCAGCGCCGAGCGTCTACTCGATCGCCGCCGGCCGCAACCGTGCGCGTCATGATCAGCCGGTGGGCCTGCTGATCGGGTCGATGGCCGGCGGCCGCACCGGCGCCAACGCACTGCAGCTGAGCTTCGCGTCAAATGTTCGAAGCACGCAGATCCACGTCTTCGAAGTTCAGCCTGACCGCGTTTATTACTGCGAAGCGTGGGCCAAGCGAGCAGGCCCGGCAGCGGGCGCGGTGCAACTGCGTTTCCAGCTGAGCGACAACGGCGCGCTGCAGACCTACCCGAACTTCCAGTCGTTGAACCTCAGCTCCATCTCGGAAACCGAGTGGACGAAAGTCAGCGGGTACATTCGCGTAGCAGCCGGAAAGAACCGCGCGGTCCTGCAGCTCAACAGTGCCGCCGCCACCACGTCAGCCACGCAGCTGCTGTGGGACGACTTCGTCCTGATGGACGTGACCGAGGCATACAACGCCCAGCAGACGGCCACGGCGGCGGCGCAGGCAACCAGTACGCTCGACGGCAAGGTCATGCTGATCGACGGCGTGGTCACCGCGCAGGGCCAGGCCATCACCACGGTCAGTGCCGCTGCCGGCGCCGCCGATGCGAAGGCCGGAACGGCTCAGGCCGCTGCCCAGGCAGCAGCTGACGCGGCCGGGGCCAAGGGCAAGGTGCTGTATCAGTCGGCCGCGCCGGCGGCGGCGGATCGGCTGGCGCAGAACCTGTGGATCGACACGACGGGCAATGCCAACACGCCGAAGCGCTGGAACGGCTCCGCGTGGGTGGCGGTGACGGACAAGGCCGCTACCGACGCCGCTGCTGCCGCGGCCGCAGCTCGCTCGGTCGCCGACGCCACGGCCAGTGGGCTGTCGGCCACCAACGCGTGGGTACAGGCTGCGGATGGTGTGCTCAACGCGCATACCACGCAGATCAATCAGGCACAGGCGGCTATCGCAGGCAAAGCTAACGCATCCGCCATCATCGAACTGGACGCCAAGGTCAGCGCGAACATCACGGGCGGTGGCAACCTGCTGACCAACGCGTCATTCTCCGAAGCCGGACGCAAGCCGTGGGGGTTCCTCTGGAACGATAGCGGCTTCTATCAGGAAGTCGAAAAGAACTATCTTGACCCCACGTATTGGCCCACCGGCTTGAATAGCTTGGGATTCCGTGGTCCGGGTCTTCCTCCTGCAGGGCAAAGCCGCTTTGGCTTGGTGTGCAACGAAAACATCATCGCCGCACAACCCGGCAAGCGCTACATCGCATCGGTGTACTTGAACGGCCACCGTTGTGCAACCTGCTGCTACCTGGCGTTCTACGACCACAACGGAAACAACGTGGGCGAATGGACCGACCCTGAGCGAGGCGGTTACACACTGGGCGGTTATCCGTCGTTGGCCGAAATGCCGCGCCAGTTCGTGTCACAGATTGCACCGCCAACCACGCGCACCGTGCGAATGGGCTGGCGTGCTCGGTCGCACGCTGACTTTGGTGGTGATCCGTACTTGTGGGCTGTGCGTCCGATGTTGGAGCAGGTTCCCGACAATCAGACTCAGCCGTCACCTTGGTCTGCTGGTGGTTCGGAGGACCACGCAAGCATCAACTTGATGACCGACGTGAACGGCAACGTCAGCGGCATGCAGGTGAAGAACGACGGCACGACCAGCGAGATCAAACTGCTGGCCAGCGTGCTGAATGTCCTGAGCCCGGGCGCGGTCGACGGTCTGGAGCTGCGCGACGGCTATCTCCGCGTCTGGCGGGGCAACGTCCAGCGAATCGTGGGCAACGGTTTCGGCCCCGACGGCTTGATGGACTACTTCGGTCCGAACGTGGGCGCCGGCAATGCCAGCAAGGGCATCGCCACGATGTGGATGGACGTGAACGGAAACGCCTACTGGGGCGGCGCCTTGGCGGCCGGTGTGCGTCGTAATGCCAACCAGTCCACCAGCATCCAGACCGTGGGCAACAACGTCCAGGTGGGGCCTTTCGACACCAACGGCGGCAACAAGAACGTGGTGGTCAGCTTCCAGCGCAACATCAGCCGGACGAAGTGGGCAGGTGGAAACACCGGGTTCGTCGCCGGTGAGGGTTCCAACTACGCCGTCATCCAGGTCTTCCGCCAGGTCGAGGGGCAGGGCGAAGGCTTGTGGGTCCAGTTCACGGTGGGCGGAGACGTGAACATCTTCAACCAGCTCGACGGCAGTGATAGCGCTGAGTCGTACTGGTCAGGGTCGTACACGCTCAACGACCAGAACGACGGGACCGCCCGCCGCACCTACCGCGCAGTGGTCGCCGACTACGGCGAGCGCAGCGTCACCCACCAGTCTGGCTCCTTCGATACGCAGAACGTCACCCAGAGCCTGTCGCTGGTCTCCATCGAGCAATAACGCTGCAGGGCCGCCGGCGCATGCGCGGCCCATCCTTTCCAAGAGGTGGCGCACATGAATTTCGATACCGTATTGAACCTCCGCACCGAGAGCGCTGGCCAGCGTGGCGTGGTCATCCTGCAGTTCGTCCCGCAGCAGGCCATCGGCACGCAGCAGCTCACCCTCTCCACTGCACCCGCGACCGCCGCAGCCATGGAGGTCGGCGCCCGCTACAACTGGACAGCCGTGAAGGTTGAACCAGGTGAAGGCGGCACCGGTGGCGCGTCGACCGCCATGAGCTTCGCGGCCACGTTGAACCAGCGAACCGAGTCCGCGAGTCAGCCTGGCGTGGCCACCCTGCAGTTCCTGCCGGAGGCCAGCATCGGCGCGCCCCAGCTGAGCATGACCGTGCCGCTGGAAGTGTCGTCGCCGCTGCTGGTCGGATCCACCTACCGCTTTGAGGCGGTCAAGGTCGATGATCCGGCGGACCAGGCGCAGGCGCCGGCTGAATCGGTCGAAGAGGCTGCCTAAGCGCCGGGGAAGGCTCAGGCAACGGCAGTGAGCAGATCCGGCACGTTGTTTCGCGGCGAGTTGACCGCGCGGCTGACGCGGTAGGCCTCCATCGCCGGCGGCTCGCTGGCCAGCAGCATCGCCATGGCTTCAATGGGTGCTGGGCTAGGCTCTCGCCGATCTAGGTGGGCTGCAGCTTAACGAGCATGCGGCCACGGTGTGCGGCGCCACCCCGATGCCGCCGCTCAAAGACACTAGAGGACTGCAGATTGGCTGATGGGGTCAAACTGGCGGCCTGTACGGGTCGCTGGACAGCGGTCAGGGGCTTGCGTCGGCGTCTTATCTATCTTAGGGTGTCTTACCTTTATACGATAAACCATATTAAGGTCGCT